GGGTCACGTTGTGACCCTTTTTATTTGGCGAATAATTTGACGAACACTAAAAATTAACCTATACTTAAACAACTAAAAAACAAAATTATGATGAGTTCACTTGACGCAGTACTTTCACAGTACGAAAAAAACACACAATCTTTCGGAGACGCAAACAAAATGTCTCAAGAGGAAAGAATGAAAAAGTATTTCGCTTGTATCCTTCCACAAGGACAATCACAAGGACAACGTAGAGTCCGTATTCTCCCAACACCTGACGGTTCGTCACCATTCAAAGAAGTTTGGTATCACGAATTACAAGTAGGTGGTAAATGGCAAAAGTTTTATGACCCAGGCAAGAACGACAACGAACGTTCACCTTTGAATGAGGTTTATGAAGAACTTATGTCAACGGGAAAAGAATCTGACAAAGAATTGGCTAAACAATACAAATCACGTAAATTTTACATCGTGAAGGTTATTGACCGTGATGCTGAGGAAGAAGGAGTAAAATTCTGGCGTTTTAAACACAATTACAAAAATGATGGTATCTTGGATAAAATCATTCCTATTTGGAGACAGAAAGGTGATGTTACTGACCCTGATAAAGGTAGAGACCTTATTGTACAGTTGGTTAAATCTAAAACACCTGGTGGAAAAGATTACACATCAATTCAAACAATTATGCACGATGACCCAACATCACTTCATGAGAACGCAGCAACTAAAGAAGAGTGGTTGAAAGACGCTTTGACTTGGGCAGATGTTTACTCTAAAAAACCTGTTGAATATTTGGAAGCTCTTTCTCGTGGAGAAGAACCACGTTGGGATTCTGAAACAGGAAAATACCTTTATGGTGATGAAAGTGTTATGACTATGGGTGGTGCTAAAACAAACACACCAAGTCCATTCCACTCAGACCCTCAGATTAATTCTGAACCTGACGAGGACCTACCATTCTAATAAAAACAAACATCATGTATGGTATCTTGTATGGTACCATACAAGATTAATTTACGACAAATATGGCAATCAAAAAAAACGATTTTAGTTCAATCAAGAAAAAATTCTCTACTTCAGCGAAGTATAAACCCCAACGTTTTTTGGAATTGGGAAATCATTTCTTGGATGCGGTAGGACTACCAGGTCCAGCAATTGGGCATTTAAATATGTTCTTGGGTCACTCTGACACAGGAAAAACAACTGCGGCTGTAAAGTCAGCGGTTTCAGCACAGAAACAGGGTATTCTTCCTGTTTTTATTATTACAGAGCAAAAATGGAGTTTTGAACACGCAAGACTTATGGGTTTTGAGTGTGATGAAGTTATTGACGAGGAAACAGGTGAGGCGGATTGGGATGGATTTTTTATCTTCAATAACAACTTTAGTTACATCGAACAGATTACAGATTACATCAACGAACTATTGGACGCACAAGAAAAAGGTGAGTTGGATTATAGTTTGTGTTTTATTTGGGATTCTGTTGGTTCAGTTCCTTGTAAGATGACTTACGAAGGTAAAGGTGGTAAACAACACAATGCTGCGGTTCTTGCCGACAAAATTGGTATGGGTATCAACCAACGTATTTCAGGTTCAAGAAAATCTGATTCAAAACACGAAAACACTTTGATTATCATCAACCAACCTTGGGTTGAATTGCCAGATAATCCATTTGGTCAACCAAAAATCAAGGCAAAAGGTGGTGAAGCAATTTGGTTAAACTCATCTTTGGTATTCTTATTTGGAAATCAAAAAGGTGCTGGTACAAACAAAATTTCAGCAACCAAAGACAAACGAACTGTTAAGTTTGCAATCCGTACAAAAGTTTCTGTTATGAAAAACCACATTAATGGTTTGGGTTATGAGGATGGAAAGATTATTGTTACACCTCATGGATTCTTGGCAGGAAAAGACGCTGCGGAAGAAAAAGTATCTATTGAAAATTACAAGAAAGAACATGCTGATTATTGGAAAGAAATAATTGGTGTTGATGGTGATTTTGATTTGACAGAGATTGCAGAACCTGCATAAAAACATTTACGTGAAGACACTTTTAGTAGACGGAGATAACTTATTCAAAATAGGATTTCACGGAGTGAGAGACCTGTTTGTTGAGGGAAACCATATTGGGGGTGTCTTCCATTTTGTTAATACATTACGTAAACAAATCGATGAACACAACTACGACAAAGTCTTGGTATTTTGGGACGGTGACGACAACGCATCCGTGCGTCGTAAACTATATCCTAATTACAAATTAAACAGACGACAAGATATGAACGAGTACAAACTCGAATCGTATCACACACAAAAAGCACGAGTAAAAGAATACATTGAAGAATGTTTTATTCGTCAAATAAGAGTAGATATGAACGAGTCTGATGACTTGATAGCCCACTACTGTAAAATAGCACCAGAAGAGAAGAAAACCATCTTATCAGCCGATAAAGACTTACTTCAGTTGGTGAACGAGAACACAACCATTTACTCACCAATCGCCAAAGTGTTTTACACTCACGGTAAGAAAGTTAAGATTGGTACATATGAAATGCCGGCTTGTAATATTCTACCATATAAGATTATTACAGGTGACAAGTCCGATAATATAAATGGAATATATTATTTTGGAGAAAAAACTTTAATCAAATATTTTCCTGAGTTCCTTGACAAACCCGTCAATATTAATGATATTTTAATCAAGGCAAAAGAATTACTTAAGGAAGACGAAAAAAACACGGCACTTAATAACTTAATCAGTGGAAAAACAAAAGACGGAATTTACGGAGAAGAATTTTTTCAAATCAATGAAAAAATCGTGGACTTACAGAACCCACTCATTTCTGATGATGGTAAAGGAATTGTTGAACAATATTATGCCGACACTTTAGACCCTGAAGGTAGGGGTTACAAAAATCTAATACGTATGATGACTGATGACGGGTTCTTTAAGTACCTCGGAAAAAGTGACGATGAATTTTTAAGATTCATTCAGCCATTCATGAAACTAACAAGAAAAGAAAAAAGAAAATTTAGACAAGACAAATAACATAAAATAAAAATACAAATATGAAAGAAACAGATGTAATTAAGATGGAATTCCTCATCACATTGAATGACAACATTGTTATTCAAAGGTATTTCAACGTTCGTGGGTATAACCCAACGGCTAAAAACTCGTTGGATATGTCCTACTATTTAAAAGACTTCGTATCCGCTTTTGAATACGAACAAAAAATGCGTTCAGTTGTTTATCTTTTAGAGAACCAAGAACAAATTTTTGAAGACCAAAATGTACTTGAAACATCAAATACAAACGGTCCCGAAATTTTTAATTTTTATATTAAACTCGGAGAACAGACAATTTGTCATAGAATTTTAAACGCCAAAATTTTCCCACCAAAAATAAGATACACCGTAGATATACGCCAGCAAGTAAAAAGTGTATTAAGGGACTTAACTGACATTTTTTCAGGTGAAAATTTTGTTACAACTTACATGAACTATAGCTTGGTATAACAGTATTTATCACTACCAGTAAAAAACAATAAATTATGTCAAACAAGAACTTCGAATATCTAGGTAATACATTTCAACTTCAACTACTAAATCAAATAATTTTAGACAAAGATTTCGCACATTCTATCATTGACGTAATTGAACCATCACACTTTGAGAACAGATACTTCAAAACATTACTCCAACTTATTAAGGAGTATTACGTGAAGTATGATTGTACTCCTTCTTTTGAGACACTTTCACAAATGGTAAAAAGTGAATTCCCTCAAGAGTTAATGTTAAAAATTCTTAACGACACCATTAAACAAGTAAAAGACGCACCTACTGAAGGAGCGTCTTTCGTACAAGAGAAATCTCTTAAGTTCTGTAAACAACAAGAGTTACAGAAAGCGATTACAAAATCACAAAAAATTCTTGACAATGGCGAATTTGAAAACTATGACAAACTTGAGGAATTGGTAAGAACCGCTCTACAAGTGGGGGAGAACAATAACAAAATCGAAGATGTGTTCACAAATTTAGATGACGTATTAAATGAAGATTTCCGTCATCCAATTCCAATGGGAATCACGGGTATTGATAAATTACTTAAAGGTGGTTTAGCAAAAGGAGAACTCGGTGTTATTTTGGCACCAACTGGGGTAGGTAAAACTACGGTTCTTTCTAAGATTGCTAACTCAGCATTTAACAACGGATACGATGTATTACAGTTGTTCTTTGAAGACAATCCAAAAGTAATTCAAAGAAAACACTTCACTATGTGGACAGGTATTGCTCCTGATTTACTACCTTTACATAGAGAAGAAGTTTTGGAAAAAGCTCGTGTAGTGAGAGAAGAGATGACTAACAAGTTGTTTCTTAAAAAACTACCTTCAGACCAACACACTATGACCCAAATTAAAAACATGATTCGTAAGATGATTGCTGATGGTCATAATATCGACATGATAGTCTTGGACTATATTGATTGTGTTGTACCCGATAAAAACTTGGGTGATGAATGGAAAAGTGAAGGTTCGGTTATGAGAGGGTTTGAGGCACTTTGTCACGAACTAGGAGTTGTTGGATGGACCGCAACACAGGGTAACAGAAGCTCTATATCTTCTGAGGTCGTTACCACCGACCAAATGGGTGGTTCTATCAAAAAGGCACAAGTTGGACACGTTATCATTTCCGTGGCTAAAACTTTACAACAAAAAGAAATGAACTTGGCAACCATCGCAATCACCAAATCACGTTTGGGTAAAGATGGTGTTATATTTGAAAACTGTAAATTCGATAATGAACTTCTCGAAATTGATACTGAAAGTTCAGTTACTTTCTTAGGATTTGAAGAAAAGAAAGAAGACCAAAAACGAGACCGAATTAAAGAATTGATGGAAAAAAGAAAACAAAAGGAGCAAGAAACTAACTTGAATTAACAAACAAAAACAATTATAATTAATAAAATGGACGCATCACAAAAGATATTGTCAGACCTAACTGTCTACATGAAGTACGCAAAATTCATCCCCGAGTTGGAAAGAAGAGAAACTTGGGAAGAATTGGTAACAAGAAACATGAACATGCACATTAAGAAATACCCACAAATCGCAGGCGAAATTGTGGATGTATATCAATATGTATATGATAAAAAAGTATTACCCTCAATGAGGTCAATGCAATTTGGTGGTAAACCAATTGAGATTTCTCCAAACAGAATCTACAATTGTGCTTACCTACCTATTGACCACTTGGACGCTTTCTCAGAAGCAATGTTCTTGTTGTTGGGTGGAACTGGAGTTGGATACTCGGTTCAAAAACACCACGTAGAAAAACTTCCTGAAATTAGAAAACCTAACCCGAATAGAACGAGAAGATTCTTGGTTGGTGATTCTATTGAAGGTTGGGCTGACGCAATTAAAGTATTGATGAAATCATACTTTGGTGAACACTTGTCAACACCAGACTTTGATTTCTCTGACGTTAGACCAAAAGGGGCTCAACTTGTAACATCAGGTGGTAAAGCACCGGGTCCTCAACCATTGAAGGATTGTCTTCATAAACTAAAAGGAATGTTGGATGCTAAAGAAGAAGGTGAAAAGATGACACCGATTGAAGTTCACGATATGGTATGTCACATTGCAGATGCAGTTCTTGCAGGTGGTATTCGTAGAGCGGCTTTGATTTCATTGTTCTCAGCTGATGACCACGAGATGATTGCTTGTAAGTCAGGTGCTTGGTGGGAAACAAACCCACAAAGAGGAAGAGCAAACAATTCAGCTGCGTTGGTTAGACACAAAATCACAAAAGAATTCTTTATGGATTTGTGGAAACGTGTTGAAGCATCAGGAGCGGGTGAACCTGGTATCTACTTTACAAACGACAAAGATTGGGGAACTAATCCATGTTGTGAAATTGCTTTGAGACCAAACCAATTCTGTAACTTGTGTGAGGTAAATGTTTCTGACATTGAATCACAAGAAGATTTAAACAACCGTGTTAAAGCTGCAGCTTTTATCGGAACACTTCAAGCGGGTTATACTGATTTCCATTACTTGAGAGACATTTGGAAACGTACAACTGAAAAAGAAGCGTTGATTGGTGTATCTATGACAGGTATCGGTTCAGGTGTTGTATTGGGTTACAATATGAAAGAAGCTGCTAAACTTGTAAAAGAAGAAAACGCAAGAGTTGCTGAGTTGATTGGTGTTAACAAGTCGGCTCGTACAACTACCGTAAAACCTGCAGGGACTACATCTCTGACATTGGGAACATCTTCAGGTATTCACGCATGGCACAACGACTTTTATATTCGTAGAGTCCGTGTAGGTAAGAATGAAGCAATCTACCAATACTTGGCAATGTATCACCCCGAGTTGGTTGAAGATGAGTTCTTCCGTCCACACGACACGGCGGTTATTTCTGTTCCACAAAAAGCACCTGTGGGAGCAATCTTGAGAACAGAATCACCATTCCAATTGTTGGACCGTGTTAAGAAAATCACACAAGAGTGGGTTAGACCAGGTCACAGAACAGGTTCTAACACTCACAACGTATCAGCAACAATCAGTTTGAAATCTGAAGATTGGGAATTGGCTGGTGAGTGGATGTGGGAAAACAGAGACTTTTACAATGGTCTATCAGTATTACCTTATGATGGTGGAAGTTATATTCAAGCACCATTTGAGGATTGTACTGAAGAAGAGTACGAAAGATTATTCTCTAAATTACAGTCAATTGACTTATCAAAGGTTGTTGAATTACAAGACAACACAGATTTGAGTGGTGAGTTGGCATGTGCTGGTGGAGCTTGTGAAATTAAATAAGAAAGATATAAAAACATCTACGGAGGGGGAAAGTGAACAACTTTCCCCTTCTTCTTTTTATATTGAAAATGGGAAATATGTGTTCACAAAAGAATTCCATTTGATTCGTGGTTATTGTTGTGGAAATGGTTGTCGTCATTGTCCGTATTTTCCTGCTCACAAAAAAGGGAACACAACTATATTTATAGATAATGGCTGAAGGTAAAACATATGGAATAAGTTTCCCGTTTGTAGATTCTTTTGATGGAAAATATTTGGATTTAACGGATTATGCTGCGGAAGAAATCCGAACAGATTTAATTCATTTAATTTTAACTAGAAAAGGTTCAAGATATTTTTTACCTGATTTTGGAACAAGGTTATATGAATTTGTTTTTGACCCTTTGGATGGACCAACATTTCAGAATATTGAGGCTGAGATTAGGGATTCTGTTGAGAGGTTTATGCCACAATTACAATTAACAAACATCACCATTACAGCACCAACATCGGAAGCGGCAACATTAACACCAACAACTGAAGGAAACGTAACCTCAGAATTAAATATAACAAACGCTGATGTTTCTGAATATACTGCAAAGGTCAGAATTGATTATGCAATTTCAAATGACGTTTTCAATACAAAAGATTTTATTATCATCAATATTTAACATAAATGGCACAACAGAAAATTTCATATACGGTTAGGGACTTTGCGGCAATCCGACAAGAACTTATTAATTATACCAAAACTTACTATCCTGACTTAATTGACAATTTTAATGATGCGTCAGTTTTCTCAGTTTTCTTGGATTTGAACGCGGCGGTTGCCGATAACTTACACTATCACATTGATAGAAGTATTCAAGAAACCGTTTTACAATACGCCCAACAACGTTCTTCAGTATATAACATTGCAAGAACGTATGGTTTGAAAATACCTGGTCAAAGACCATCAGTTGCTTTGGTTGATTTCTCAATTACAGTTCCAGCCTTTGGTGATAAAGAAGATGAAAGATATTTGGGTATTTTAAGACGTGGTTCTCAAGTTAACGGTTCAGGACAAGTATTTGAGACGGTATATGATGTGAACTTTGCATCACCATTCAACAATGAAGGTTTCCCAAACAGATTAAAAATACCAAACTTTGATTCTAATGGTAACCTGTTGAATTATACAATTACTAAAAGAGAAACAGTTGTTAACGGTATTACAAAGGTATTCAAAAGAGTTATAACTCCAAACGATGTTAGACCATTCTTTGAATTTTTCTTACCTGAAAAAAACGTGTTGGGTGTAACAGCAATCATACAAAGAGAAGGAACCGCATATTCAAACGTACCAACGGCTCAAGAATTTTTAAGTCCAAATGGTAGATGGTATGAAGTACCAGCATTGGCTGAAAGTAGAGTGTTTATTCCTGACCCATCAAAGCCATCTGATGACCCGGCAATTAAAGTTGGGACGTACATTGAAACTCAAGATAGATTTATAACTGAATATACACCTGAAGGTTTCTTGAAAATAACATTCGGTGGAGGAACAAACACTGCTGAAGACCAATTAAGACAATTCACTACTTTAGATGTTCCGTTAAAAATTCAAAGATACCAAAACAACTCAATGTCTTTAGGTAATACACCACAGGCAAATACAACAATGTTTATTCAATATCGTATTGGTGGTGGTATTGCAACAAACTTGGGTGTGAATGTAATTAACCAAATTGGTGCGGTTGATTTCTCAATTGTTGGACCATCTGACATTATTAACAATCAGGTTATTAATTCATTGGCGTGTAATAACGTAACAGCATCAATCGGTGGTGCGGGGTATCCGTCAACAGAAGAGGTTAGAAACTATGTTACCTTTAACTTTGCGGCACAAAACAGAGCGGTAACCATCAGTGACTACGAAGCGGTTATCAGAAACATGCCAGGAGAGTTTGGAGCACCGGCAAAAGTTGCCATCACAGAAAATAACAACAAAATAAATGTTCAGATATTATCTTACGATTCGACAGGTAACTTAACATCAGATGTGTCACAAACATTAAAATATAATATTGCTGAATATCTTTCAAATTACAGAATGATTAATGACTATGTAACAGTAGGAAGTGCTCAAGTTATTGATTTAGGTTTAGATATTTCTGTGGTTTTAGATTCAAGTCAAAATCAAGGGGTTGTTATTTCAAACATTATTGATAGAACTACAACATTCTTTAGTTCTGCGGTAAGAGGATTAGGACAAAACATTTTGTTATCAGAATTGAATCGTTTAATCCAAGAGGAAAACGGAGTTGTCAGTGTTACGGATATTTCTGTATTTGGTAAAGTTGGTGGACAATACAGCTCGGCTGAAACATCAATGCCATATTCAAATAATTTAACAAAACAAATCTCATTGACTGACAATACAATATTTGCTCAACCAAACCAAATCTATCAAATCAGATTCCCATCTAAAGACATTGTGGTAAGAGTTAAGAACTATCAAACTACTAATTTTAGCTGATGATTTATTTTATTAAATCAATGACTATCCTTTGAAAAATAGCCAATAAACTATTTATCAAAGAAATACTAACAAATGCCTGAAACTATTAGATTACGAACACAGGTTGGGGTTGACAAACAAATCAATGTTCAATTAAACCAAGATTTTGAACAATTAGAAATTTTATCTTTAAAGGTAAGAGCTGACGATGTCTACACAAGAATGTGTGCCGACTATGGTGTTGTTGTTGGTCGTGTTACAGCCAATGGTGGTTATGGTATTCCAAATGCAAAAGTTTCGGTATTCATACCTATAACTGCTGAAGACCAAAATAATGATATAACACAAATTCTTTATCCTTACTCAAGTGTTGAAGGTTTAAATGAAGATGGTTATAGGTATAATCTATTACCTTACGAACCACAATATCCTGGTCACGTTGCAACTGGTACATTCCCATCAAGAAATGATGTATTAACAAATCCCGCATTGATTGAAATCTATGATAAGTACTATAGATTTACAGTCAAAACCAATGGTAGTGGTGACTACATGATAATGGGGGTTCCATTAGGTTCCTACACAATATTCATGGATTTAGATTTGTCGGATATTGGACCGTTCTCATTATCTCCACAAGATTTAATTCGTATGGGTCGAGCCACTGAAGACCAAGTTGACGGAGCAAGTTTTAAATCGTCTACTAACCTTTATGAATTGCCACAAATTGTTTCATTTAGTGAGACAGTGAATGTTGAACCATTTTGGGGGCAACCTGAAATTTGTCAAATCAATATTTCTCGTCATGATTTTGATTTAAGGACTGCGGGAATTACTATTGAACCAACCGCGATTTTTATGGGTTCATTGTTAACTAATAACGATGAAGAAAGTCTTCGTACTAATTGTAGACCAAATAAAGACTTGGGTGGTTTGTGTAATTTGAGTACAGGACCTGGTGAAATTATTGGTATCAGACAAACAATATTTAATGATAATGACGGATATCCAATATTAGAACAAGCGGTTTTACCACAGGGTGGAAAAGTTATTGATGAGGATGGTACGTGGGTAATGGATGTCCCAATGAATTTGGACTACGTTACAACGAATGAATTTGGTGAACAAATTTTGAGTCCTGACCCATCTGTTGGTATTCCTACAAAAGGTAAGTATAGATTTAAAATAAAATATACTCAGCCAGTCGATGCGGAAAAAACCGTAAAGAGGGCACATTTTTTAGTTCCTAATATTAAAGAATATGGTTGGACTGATTCTGACGAAGACCCTATATACTCGTTAGATGTTAATAGTCCACAATACAAACAACTTCTTGGTTCTTACTATTTTGGTTTAGATTGGAGTGGATATACAAACCCAAGTGCTGCGGTTGCTTGTACAGATACTTTTTACGAATATCAATACAATAAAGTTTACACAGTTGCAAGCCACATTGATGAGTGGAGAAAAGGTGCCAATAGAAAAAGTTTTATTGGTATTAAAGATATTACTAACTCAGAATGTATCAGTGAAAATAATAGATTTCCGGCAACTGATGCCATACGAGACGCTAACTTTGGATATACCTTTTTAAGACAGTTTATTTTTCCAATTTTTACCTATGTCTTTTTAGCGTTAATTGTTGTACTACATGTTCTTACAATAGTTTGGGCTATTATTAGACCAATTATCGCTTTTGTGTATGGTACCCTTTTAGGAATTATATATGTTATATGTCAAGCAATTAATTTATTCCGAAGTAATAAAAACCAACTCAAATGTCCAAAACCTGCTAATTTGGCAAACATATATGGACAACTAACGAACCCTTTTTATAAATTTACATTACCAAATTTATCATATCCTAACTGTGAACCATGTGAGTGTTCACCAGAACTAATACCTACGGATGATGATGAAATTCTATCAATACAACAAGCATCTGCTCAAAATTCAACATCGTTAAATGCTGACTTCTTTTTATTTGATTCTTGGGCTAATGATATTCCTGAATGGAATGAAACTTTTGCCGGTGCTGGTGAGAAATTTTTTGGGGATTCAGTACGAGTTCCAATAACTAAACCAACCAAGAATGATTATGATTTTATAAATAATTTACCACCTTGGGAAGTAATAAATAAGTTTAACTTAAAATCAAAGTATTTTGATAGTGATGTCTATCCTGGTTCTAACAGAATAAAAACACAAATAGAACCAAAATACAACCCAAATACTTTTCACTACGATAATATTATGGCGGTTATTGTTGACCCCGACACCCAAACATTTTTCAAATCGGGTCAACTTATTTCATTCCAACAACCAACTCTTTCAACTGACCCCAACGTAAGTGGTTTTACGGTAGGTAACACAACAGGAATTACAGGAAAAACTATTGAGGGTAAAACAATTGTTGTTAATTATGCTGACCCAACAAATTCAAATACATCTCAATCGGTGACATATAATTTGAATGGAGACCCAACAAAGGTAATTACAAAAAACTATAAGTTCGCTACTGATATAGAATATTTTCAAGTAATTACTGGTTTAACATATAATGAGTTTGTTTCTCAAAATGCTATGTTTCAACCGGCAGTTTCGGTATGTAATTATATACAATATACTGTTAAAAGGGCTTCAGGTGCTATTGGACCAATTACGTTTGATTATACTCTTTACGATGGAACTCCAGGTTCCACGGTTATGACAACAACACAAGTTCAAATTGTTATATGTGCTTGTGAAAATAGTATAACATCAACATCTCCGTTTACAATTGAGTTTCAAACACCATGTACACCACCACCAAATACAAGTTTGGTATTTAACGACAGTTTATATAGTCAATTAAGTCAACCTATTAAATTATTTAGAGAAGATGGTAAAGAGGGTGCTGAGTTGTACGACAATTATCTTTCACAATGGAATGGTGGTGAGATAAGTATTATTTTCATGGTTAGAGGTGTTGACCCTCAGAGTGGTAGAAAAACAATTAAATACGATTTATCAAGAATTTTTGGTTATAATAATTTTGGAACCAAGATAGTTGAAGGTAGTTTTTATTTAAACATTCCTGTACAACCACAATTACAAACGGTAAATCATAATGAATTATCAGATAATTTACAAATTAACAATAATGGTTATTTGTATTTCCCATCATTCACTTACACTGCGGGAACTGATTATTCTGTTTATACGACCACATTACAATCATATTATTCGTCTTTAGATTATTCACAAGTAAATAAATACAAAATTAATAGTAATGACCCCGACACTTTATTAACAACTGCAATGGTTTCAAAAGGTAGTTCAAACCAATTGATTGTTAATAAAAACACACCTATTGGTGTAGGATATAGAGCGGGTGAATATATTGATGGTGGTTCTTTTATTGCTTATCTTCCTACTGGTGGTCTTAATAACATAAAACCTGTTAATGGTGATAACAATAATGGTGTTAGACCATCTTTATATTTTGCACCTTCTTGGGCTAGTTTTAATACACCTCCGTTTACTTCAAAACCGATGGTTATTTACAGTCAAAAATTGGTTATGAGGTCTGACAGACTTCCTGTTGGAACAATTCCTGATACTGTAATTTCAGACAATCCAGATGAAAGTATAAATAATAATTTTGCGTGGCAAGCATCAAATACATTACCTTATACATTGTATGATGAAGACGGTCAATCAGAAACAACTGTAACACCACCATCATTTGATTATGGTGACCCATCAGGAATACCGGACAATGAAACTGGTGGTACGTTTAATTCTGTAGCTAATACATTTACCTGTGATAATATGGTAAATTTATATTGTTATAATGGTTATGGAACTAACTTTAGTGTTAGACCATCCGATAATCCATGTAACACCAATTCAGGCGGAAATAAAACAGTTGTTAGAGGGTGTTATGTATTAGTAAACAAACCAATTATATCTTTATTTGGTAGGAACAATGATTTTGATTTATATTTACAATGGCAAGCCAGATATTTGTCAACATATGGTATTTGTCAAGGACTTGTCGCACAAACATTTGTTAATTCGTGGGTAAATGGGACATTATTTGCGTTTCCTGTTTTAACAAAAATTGGTGGGGATAATTTAACGTTTGGTAGAAAAGTTGCTAATAGCAAAGTTACGTATGGTTATTGTTCTGATGTGGTTGTATTTGACCCAAATTCAAATAACCCATATTATCGCTCAAGTCCATGGAATAATGTCTCAAAACAATTTATTGGTAAAACTGGTGATAATCAAAGTAAACATGTTAAGAATTTATTATATCCAACAACTATTTTGGATATGGGTCCAAAATATGATTGGTCAAAGTATGTTACACTTTCACCAAATTACTATGGATATCAAATGAACAAACTTAGTTCGACATCATGGAACGATGTTAGTGGTTTGAATCAATTGTTAGTACTTTCAAGGTTAACAAACGAATCATTCCTTTTACAGTTAATACCAGGTTCTACCGCAGGAAATGAACAATTTGGTTTTTTCAATAGAAACGGAGAAGAAAAGGTTGACGGTGATTATGCACAAATGTTACAAATTAATTCTCAATATGGTGTAACACCATATGATGCGGAAAACTACGTAGACGACCCAACAAACCCGTTAAACAATCCTGTATATGTTGGCGCTGGAAATACTCTTGGTTCGTTATTTTCTCCCGTGTTTGGTATTTTTTACAGTGGTTCAAGTGAAGATAGAGACGTTATTTCACCAAGAAGACTTGATAGAAACTTAACTGGTTCAACACTAATCTCGGATGATTTGGGTACAAAATCCCAACAAGTTCCATATTATGGTTGGGTGAACCAAACATGGGATAATGGTGGGTTGACTATATTTGGTACTCGAGAAAACAATTGGGAAACAGGTGAAGATAGTAGACCATTTTTTAAACAAAACTACCAAAGTTTAGATAGATTAAAAACACCAATGTTTTTGGATAGTTCAGGTTTGATACAAAATAGAAAAGGTTATATCTTCCAAAGAAATGTTAAAGGTGAGTATATTGCCAAAAACGCTAGTGTTCCAAATAACCAAAAAACTATTGTTAGTGCTCCTTGGTATTTTTATTTTGGATTGAAAAAAGGAAGGTCTGCTATAGATAAATTTTCTCAAACATATATAGGTATTTAAGATGAGTGTTAGTAGTTATTTAATCGTTAAACCTGACTTACAATATAAGGCGGCACCGAATACTGATATTGGTATTCAAACCGAGTTATTACAAACACAATCTGAGGTTGTGGATTATGATAGGACTGTTTCTTTAAACTTAATTACGGTTTTTGATGGTGAAAGACAAAAATCAACAACCTTTAGACCTACCATTAAAATTTCTTATCTTTACGAAAACAATTTAGTTGGTTATACCGATTATGATGTATATAAAAATTCGTTAGTTTATATTAATCCTGAAATTTCTGTTATTAACGGAAGTTGGAGTGGACTCCCAACATATCAAGAATTTGAGTTTATTAGAACTGATATTGATAACAAACAAATACCTTTTGTAACTAAAAGTGCTTCAAGTTATAATTGGAATATTGTTATGTCATATCCATATGAAAATGACTACAATGTCCCGATGCAATATTTCTTTGAAAATGGAACGTCAATTAACCCGTGGAAATCGGGAGATGGAATTCCTTTTTATATTGTTTTAGGTAGTGAGAGAGGATTACCTGTAGTCCAATTTAATTGTCCTGTTGAACACGGATTGTTAGAAGGTGAATATGTTGAATTACCATTTACATACAATGATGTAAACACATTCCAAGTTTATAGTTTAGGAAATGGAACTTTAGGTTCAGATGCGAACACATTCAATTTAGCCAACGTTGGATTTACAGGTACAACATTTAATACTGGTGTAACAGGTGTGTTCAAAAGAATTATTGATGTTAATAATAGTGGTGAAACTAAATCAAGATATTATGTAAGAATACATAAGATTATTACAGACCCCCACGATTCAATTATTACTATGAATGGTTTTGAATTAAACTCATTCAACGATGAGGGTGTGTATCAATTTTCATCATTAACACCAAATAAGATTGGTAGGGTAAGTGCGTATCAAAGTTCAAAAACTTATAATGTTACCTTGGCTCACGATTTGAGTGTTATTAATCAACAGGACAACAACAAAAAACCTTTGACCCAAATTTTCGCAACGTTTCAATATGTGGGATACATGGGTTGGTTCAATCAATTACGAAGAGGTTGGAAGTTCAATATGTTACCTGGTAAAACAAATCAGTGGTGGTCAACAACAAATAATGATTCGTTAGAAACAAATGATATTACGGGATACACTCGTACTCAAGGAAATCAGGTTTATAACTTTACGGTAAACTTACCAAGAACAAGTGGTGACACGATGTATGGTGATTGGTGTGAATGGAATGAAATCACACAAACCGAGAGAGTTATTTCACCTTACATGCAAAAATTAACGTATTATCAAAAAGGTTTTACGGTTCCAACCACAGCCGCAACAAATCCAAATGGTTATTACTATCAGGTACATAATCCAATAACATTAAAGGTTTTCTCAAGTTATTTGGAGACTGCGAGTAACAATTTGGTTGAGGATGTACCAGCATGGGCATATTTTTCTAACAACTTACAGCAATGGATTTGGAGGGAGATATATACTTATGGTTATATAGATAGTTTGGAAAGGGGTGTTGATTATCCTTTTTTGAACGAAACTCATTATCCTTTTGATAATTTACAATTTAGGTTGTATCCAGAAGGTGCGTCATTTGACATAACCCAATTATACCCTGATGTGGTAGTAGACCCGATAATCGATGGATGCGAATAAAATAAGAGTGTTGTTTAATAACCAACCAAAGGATATTGTATTTCCTTTGGAACAGGTATGGGATTTTGGGGGTGCTCAAGAAGCCATCGAACAATATGAAACAACAATTGTTGATAAAATATTAAACAAAGATGATGACTTTGAGGTTACAAGATTTGACCATGCGATTTATGACCAAACAAAAACATCATTGAATTATGAGTTCTATTTGAATAACCCAATTGCTACAACTCCAACTTGGTTGAACTCATACATACCAAAGTTTAGTGTAAATCAAATATATTATTACCAAAGAAAATTCTCAAAGTCTTTTTGGAAGATTGATTATTATGATAGTCCAACAACACTAACACAAAAAATTTATTTAACGACAATATTGCCCGTGTCTCAAGGATATATGACACCTGCGGTATTATCCAATACAACACCAGTTCAAATAAGAAAACCAAAATACACATTGGACTATATTGGTGATAAGGAAGGGTTCTTTATTTATTGGTTAAAGAAAAGAGATTTTTTAAATGTTGATACATTTTATATGACAGCAAAGTTTTTTAATGCTGACAATGGAACATTTATAAAAATGATGAATAGACAACAAAATTCGAGTAATCCTTTTGATTTTCCACCTGAAGATTATTTCTATTACAAAGTAAAGTTAGATTACCCAACACAAACATTTGAGGTGTTTAATCATCCAAATGGTAATAGAGTTGGTACGGTAAGTGCTCCGATAAAATGGTATGAATATGTAAACCCTCAATAATGGAAACGCAAGTAATGAGAATTTTGGTATCACCCGAAGTATTACAAACGGTGATTTCAGATGTTACCGTATCAGGTCAAACATATGGTGTGTATTCAGCAATGACCCAAGTTTTAACTGGTGGTACAAACGACACATCTTTATTAACAGGTTTAACCGTCCCAATCTTACTCGTTCAAAATACGATTGATTTGGGATACTATTCAGTTTTTGATGGTGCAATCTCACAACAAAATGTTGTAACCAATTTTATTTTTTCATCCACAACAACAAATCCATTTACTTGGAATGTTTATAATACTGCGGATATTGAGTTCAATGCCTATCTACAACTTTCAAATTATTTTATAGATTGGGGGGATGGTACGCCTCCTCAAGTCGTAACATCATATACGCCCGATTCAATATCACATACCTATAATTCAAACCCAAGTGGTTACACGATAACATTATCACAAACTAATCCTTGGGGTAACACAAAGGTACAAAAAAATATTCAAACACCATATGTATTGGTTCCTGATTTTAATCCAAATGGAACGGCATATTTCACACCAAACGTTGGTTCTTGGAGTGGTACACCAATATCTTATGATTTTATTTTTACGGGAGATTCAAACAATGTTGTTGCCGACCAAGTTTCTTCGGATTATGTAACAGTTCCATTTGTGATAAGTGGATACACTCAATCAAGAATAACTGAGTTACAACAATATGGTGCAACACCTTATAAATTATTGGTACCAGTACAAAAAAATCTAATAGATTATGGTATTATAACAGAAATAAACTTGGTTTATACAGCTTACACAATTCAAGATGTTAACTACGTTGACTACGCAAATGGTGATACAATATATTTTGTTGAATCATCAGGATTGGTTGCGGATTGGATGGTTGCTGAACCTTTAATAAAAGATGAATTACTTTTGGGAATAATTTCGCAAGCAGAAGTACAATCAAATGTATTTATAGAGAGAGGTAATAACACCGCTTATGAAAGAGTACAAAGAATTGGCGAAGTTAATAATCTCGGAGAACTTATAAATTATGGATATAATTTTTTTAATGTAACATAAAATGGCTACAGGAACCTATGGAACTATAAGACCCGCTGATGTTTCGCCCGAAGACGTGCAAATCATCATGAATTACACACCATCAAGAGATGTGACAAATAACTTTGTCTTAACACAACTTGATGCGACCTCAATATTAAGACCGTATTTCAATAATGCGGCTACGGGAGGTAACACAAATGAAATACTTGGAGGTTTGTATAATCTTAGATTACCGGCTGAAACATTTACTCAGATTGGTATCTATACTTTATACATAAGACCCGCTGAAATCAGAACAACAATTACTGATTGTGGTGTTTTATCTGCATTACCAAACGTTAAAGGTATCGTTATTGATTTGTCTAACGTACCAAATCAATATGTAAATAAATTCGTTGCACAAGGTTTGGTTGGATTTAGAGTTGAATATTTAAATGCCGATGGAAGTAAAATTCCAAACTTTTTTAGAATTGTTACATCTAATTTTTATTGTGAGCCTGTTGTTCAAAACTTAACAAACACACAACAAAAGAACGTTAGATATAGATACACTGAAGGTCAAACCAATTTGGTGTTCTGTACTTTGTCACCAAGTTCGGCACCGACAAACAAACCTAACGCAACACCATTTATCGGACAACCAGCTCAAACGATTATAATGTCAAACACGTTCTTTAATCCTTTGACTTTGGAAGTTCAAGTTTCACAATACGATATTGATACTTTGGGTATTGCTCTTTATGGTAATCAAACTAAGTCGATGGAAGATGGTATCTACACAATCTACGACACACAAAATAATATCTACTCTCAATTTAATCTTTATGAGATTAAAGATGACTTCAATAACTTACTTTATGAAGTTAAAGAGAATAGAAATCAAAATATTGATTTCAGCAAGAGTTACACTAATATCACAGGACAATAATGGCTAGAAGATTTATTCCAACTGGAGCATCGGGAGCTGCAACACCATTCGATAATATCGTGGGGTTACAGACCGTGCAAGGTGGTGGTCTTACTCAAGGTAACTTTGAGTTTGATTTTGGAATATCTGAAAAAGTTAATCGTAATTTTAATATTGGAACATTTCAAAATCCTGTTTCTTTGGAGGATTTGGATATTGATTCGGTAAACCAATCAAGATTAATTCAAGCAACTGAATATCGTGTTTATCCTAACTTTGATTTATCACAAGTAACCAATTTTACAATATTTGGTTCTCTTCAAAAAAGATTTGAGGTTTCGGTACAAAGAATCATTAATTTTTTTCCAGCGGGAATTGATATTGATTTCTATTATTATAATTTCACAACAGGAAATACGGCATACGATATTGCATATAATTCAGTATCAAATGAAACTATATTAACAATTGATGTTAGTAGAATTAAAAACCCGTTTAGTTTAGATTATTCAGTTAATTCAAGAATCAATCTTCAAAACAGAGAACAAACTTTTTCTCCTATTAGAGATTTGACAAATAGGTATCGTGATTATGCTTTAGTTGTTGATGAGATTCCATACACAATTATTGATTTCACACCATCGTCAAGTTTATTTAGTGGGACAATTAAAGTAATTGTAAATGGTCAACCTTTTGCGGGGGCTACCACAATCAAACCTTTGGTTATTAGACCTAACGATTATTATGTTGAAAAAGCATTTTCAGAGGATTTTGATGAGGTTGAAAAGTTTTTATTAAATAGATTAACTCAACCACCATACACCGCAGTATTCAACGTTCCTGTTCAACCTGAATCAGGACCTGTAGTATTACAAAACTCATCAGCGACTTGGCCCAAAGATGGTTTATGGAACTTAGATATCAGAACACCATCATTTACTAACTATTTGGAACAACTTAATACGATAGGTAGTGAGTTCGATGCTTACAAAACAAACTTAATTACAAGATTCATGGTTACAGAATCTTTCTTGGAGTTTGATACACCTGACCACAAAGTTTCAAAAGTATTACAAATATACGGAAGAAGTTTCGACCAAATCAAAATATTCATTGATGCGTTGGCGTATATGAATTCTGTGAACTATACACCTGGTAATGATATTCCGTCAATGTTGTTGAAGAACTTGGCACAAACATTAGGTTGGTCAACAAACATATCGCCAATTACAAATGAGGATTTCTTAAATTCGGTGTATTCTTCAACAGGAGTTACACAATATGCTGGTTTCTCAAGAGAATTAACACCATCAGAACTCAACTATCAGTTTTACAGAAATTTGATATTGAACTCGGCTTATTTGTTTAAATCTAAAGGAACGAGACGTTCAATAGAATTTACACTAAGATTGGTTGGTGCTCCTGATTCGTTAGTTGAATTTAACGAACACGTTTATCTAGCCGACCAAAGAATTGACATGGCTCAGTTCAACGAACAGTTTGCCCAAATTACGGGTGGAACATATACAGATGTTGTTACTGTGTTAAATTCAGGTGATACCTACACAATTTATGGTGTACAATATACTGGATTTACAGAAACATCAACAACATACCTTGTTTCACAAACAAGAGAAGATTATCCTGTCGATGCGTTTGGTTATCCACAAGCACCTGTTGAAACTGAAGATTATTTCTTTGAAAAAGGTGCTGGTTGGTTTGAGTCAACACCGCAACACAGAAGTCCAGCCGAAGTTAATGCGACATCATCAGTCTTTACTGGTAACAGTCCTAACGTACAAACAACTCTACAACCATTCACATATGGTCAAGAGTATTTTAATCGATTCAGATACTTCCCATACATGAGTTTGGGGTATAATTTGAAGTTAACACCTGATAACAAAAAAAGTTGGCAACCACCACAATTTAGAATTAGTAATCAATCTGGTTATGATGCTTACTATTACTCACCATCAGATGAATTAGTATTGAACGCCAAGAACGTTGATTTATATTTGAATCCATCACAAGGTATTCTATATAATGTTTGGGAAATGTCCAAGAATTATAATTACCCAATTCCAAATTCTGGATTAACACCGTATTATACAAGTTTCGGTAGTTACGATTGGACATTTATTGACCCACAACCGAATAAGAAAACATTTTTTGAGTTTGCTCAAACATTTATTCAACAAACAATTAATGTACGAGATAGATGGTATTCAACGGATGGTAAAACAAGTGGATACCCAACACTACTTACAATTTTCTACAACTATCTATTGTCGGAGGAAAATGTCGGGGTACCAAATGATAATTTCACCTATCAAAAACTTATTGAGTATGTTGATGGTTTAGGTCCGTATTGGATTAGATTGACACAACAGATGATTCCAGCATCTACGATTTGGAATACAGGTGTTAAATTAGAAAACTCACCACTACAAAGACAAAAGTATGTTTATAGAAGACAATCAGGTTGTCAGTTAATACCAATTGAGAACGACCCTTGTTCGGCAAACGGACAATTGTTTAGTTTTGATTGTACCACTGAAAGTGCGACATGTTCAATCTACCCTTGGTTGGGTGGTGGAGCCAATACCGTAAGTTCATTCTCTGAAATATTATACAGTGTTCTTTATTCTTACTTAGATGGTCAAGGACTTCAGTTATCTGACTGTCAAACCAATACTTTATACACCGAGTGGTATGTTGATGTTAGAATTGATGGTGTACAGTTAATTGAAAGTAAATTCTTTGATGGTTATGGTACCAATGGTGTACCAACAAATAACCAATGGAAGGCGGCATTGTTATATAATTTGTCACAGTTGGTAAATTATGGTTACTACTTCTTTGTAAACGGAAATAGAATCACAGTTTACAATTTAACATGTCAAACAACGACACAAGTGTCAACATTACAAATAAACGTGGGGGTTAATATAGACATTACTTGTTAATTAACAAATATTTAGAATAAATGGCGATAAAAAATAAATTATTTGTAAATTGTTGTACTGGAACAGGTTCAGGTGCTATCTATAAAACTTTTACCGTTGAAACTACGGCATTTACAACGTCATTAAGTTCTGTTGTGTATAGTGGTGATGGTGCTTGTTATGCTTATACAGGTGTTGACTCTATTCAAACACCGGTACAAACATTTTTAACTGCGGATTATTATAGTGTTGGTGGTGGTTGTCCTCCTTGTAGAACGGCAAATCCAAATACATGTTATTATAGTTTTTCGTCTTGTTGTGATAACACAACATTTAGTTTTAGAAGAGGTGATATTGAGTTAGGAAGTTCTTATCAAGAAGGTGATTCATTTTATTGGGTAGTCCAAGACGGTCCAACAGTATTGTTTGAAGGTTGTTCAGTTGTTGTATCAGCAATTACGGGCTCAACAATATACAATGTAACGGGTGGGAGTGTTTCGGCAACATATACTTTGGGTTATACGGATTGTGCTGATTGTATTTCGACAAATCCATGTATTCCACCAACACCAACGCCTACACCAACACCATTTGGTAATGGAAATACATTTGGTTATGAGTTATTGGTTACAGGAACTTGTATAAATGGTTTTGGTTCGGTTCAAATTAACGCCACAGGTGGAACATCACCATACACATTTGATTGGTATGACCCAAATTTGGGTTATGGTGATTTTAAAACAGGTTTATCTGCGGGAACTTATTTAGTTAGGGCAAATGATTCGACATTACCCGTTAATAATCAATTTTATATTAATGTTATTGTTCCATCAGGATTATCGGTGGACATCACATCAATTGTTAATACAACTTGTGGTGATGATAATGGTTCTTTAACTGTGTCTGCAACATCAGACAGTAGTGAGATAACGTATTATCTTTATCGTAACAATTCATTTTTAGCATCACAAATAACTAACAATTATTTAGCAACATTCAATAATCTTTCGGCTGGAACTTATTCAGTTACGGCAATAAGTAATGGATGTACGGCAACTACCGACACTTGTATTGTTTATTCATCAAATCCTTTAAACTTTGGTTTTTATGTTGTTAATGACACTGAATGTGCTAGTCCTACAGGAAAAGTTTATGTTACAGGTGTAACAGGAAACTCACCAATTACTTATTTGTGGGATGATTCTACTACAGGAACATCAATAACAGGATTAACCACAGGAACTTATGGTGTTACAGTAACATCTGGTGACGGATGTGTGTTAAGTAAGACCGCATTTGTTGATTATGTTCCATCATTAGGTTTGGGTTCTTGGACTGCAACCACACCAACTTGTTTTACCGCCGATGGTACGTTAACATTAACAATTACAGGTGGTACTGGTCCATATTTCTATTCGGGTTCAAACGGTGACGTTCAAGTTACATATTCTCAAAGTTACACTTTCTCAGGATTACCTGCGGGAGCGTTCTCTGTTGAGGTAACCGATGCTGCGTTATGTAAAGATTTTTTTGCAACATCAATTAACACACCAAATACATTCCAATTAATTTCGATTGATACAATTAACTCTACATGTAGTAGCATTGACGGTCAGATAATAATAAGTGTGTTAGATGGTTCTCCACCATACACTTATACTTTGGTAAAACCAAATTCAAACACATTAAGTGTTACAACAAATTCAACAGTTCAAACATTTACAGATTTGGAAAGTGGTGAATACACTATATTCATTTCTGATGGTGGTAATTGTGTTTATGAAACGACAACAAATATAATTGCTGAGAATAAATTTACGGTAGCGGCAACATCAACAGGTTCAACATGTAACAATGCCGATGGGGTGTTACAATTAACCATAAGTACTGGCGGTACGGCACCTTACATTTATAGTTTGAGTAATGGTGACTCAATTGTGTCATCATTTAGTTCGGTAACTTTCAATTCTTTGGTAAGTGGAACTTATGATTACAGTGTGACTGACTACTTGGGTTGTGAACAAATTGGTACAACATCATTACCAATCTCATCTAATGTTAATTTTAGTTTATATCCAACATCTTGTGGTTCTGGTTCAGGTGGAACAATCACGGCATTAATTACATCAGGTCAACCACCATTTACATTCAATTGGTCAAGTAACGTAAGTGGAAATCCACAACAAATATATGTTTCAGGATTAACAGGTGGAACTTACAGTTTAACAATTACTGATTCTAACGAATGTGTTCAAACAAGAAATGTTGTTATAACTTGTAACCCAATTAAAACGACTTACCAAGTATTCGTAATGTGTGAGACCGAATTTACTTACACATCAGGAACAAAACGAGGAATGCTTCAAATGTTGAATGAAGGATTTAATGATTTAACGTCAGGAAATACAGGTTGTGTTTTAGATAATTCAACATTTATTGCAAGTGTTACTGTAAGTGGTGTTACTTACACCCAATCATTTTATAGTGGTACGACTTTATTAGATGTGCCAACCGACCAAGAGTGGTATGATGCGGTTGAAACATTATTACTAACAATACCTGGTGTATCAAGTGTTAATATTGATACCAATTCAGGTGAAATCACGATTAACACAAATAACGGTTTGGCAAATCAATTAATACAAATTGAATTGATAATAGATTATAATATTTCCTGTGTAAGTTAAAAATGGCAAGAATAGAAATAGTATCGATTACTGGTACATCACCATATTATGTTTATGTTTCTGATGTTTACGGAAACAATAGTAGTTATGTTGGAACAATTGGGGGTGCGGTTCCACCTGTAGAATATTTTTATTTACCCACAATTTTTAATAATGCACCGGCAATTATGTTAACTATAATTGATTCGAATGGTTGTGAAAAGTTTGAAATTATTGAGTGTAGATATGGTTGTGGTTTTGCAATACAAATCGTTGCGGCGGATTGTATTTTCACAATTGCAATCGACAATCCTGATTGTGCGTTCGACACAATTTTGTATTAAGATTTAAAAATATAAAATTAATATTCCATAAACTACAATGTCATTGTATTTATTAAGAAATTAATTATTAAAATGGGGCAAATTTTTGATATTATCGTAGTTAATGAAGCTAGCGGATGTTTAAATGCGGTAACAAATCAATATAATATTACAGGATGTAATCAAAACATAATTGTTAAGTTTGATGGTACAAATAATGCAGTTGGACCATTTGACATTTATGTTGGTTCGACAGGAACCACCGCTGTTTATAGTGGGGTTACAAGAACAGAAATGATTTACGGTGTTGTATTGACACTATCCGACCCTGCTGCGGGATGTGGTACACCAACACCAACACCAACTCAAACTAAAACACAAACACCAACAGTTACTCCAACAAATACCGAAACGCCTACAGTTACGCCTACAAATACTCAAACACCTACAGTAACACCAACAAATACTCAAACACCTACAGTAACACCAACACCAAGTGTAACAATTGGATTGACTCCAACATCAAGTGAGTCGGCCACACCTACACCTACACCAACTCTTACACCTACTAATACTGAGACACCAACATTAACACCTACACCTACTAATACTGAGACACCGACAGCAACAATTACGCCAACAAATAGTGCGACACCAACTGCAACGTTAACACCTACTAATACTGAAACGCCAACAGCGACAGTAACACCAACAAACACTGAGACTCCTACTAACACACCGACTCAAACTCCTACAAATACTGAAACACCGACAGTAACACCAACAAACACTGAGACACCAACACCGACAGTAACACCAACAAACACTGAGACATCAACAGTTACTCCAACCGTTACACCAACTGAGACTCCAACGCAAACTCCAACCAATACTGAGACTCCTACTAACACACCAACAAGTAGTGAAACACCAACACCAACGGTAACACCAACAAATACTGAAACTCCAACACAGA